GTTGCAAATATATTGCCGATAATTATGTCAGCCATCAGCGCCACCCATCCAATCCGATGGCAATAAAGCCATCCTGCGTAGAGCTGCTCGTAAACAACCGCGAGCATAAATACAGTGCGCCGTTAATAATTTGCACGGAATGATTATTGGGGATTAGCGTTGTCGGGATAACCAGCGAAGTATGAAACGCTGGCAACATGCCGTGCGGCTTCCGTCCTAGTGAGCCGTCAAAAATTACACCGCCGCGCGCCAACAACATCCCACCAGCGATGGAGGAAGTTGCTGTGTTGTTTGTGTTGCTTGCGCTAAAGTTGTTTGAGTCCCCGCCAATATGCACGATAAAACACGAATCGGCACCCGCTGCAATAGCACCATGCGGTCTAGCGATATACAGCCCAGTTGATCCACTACCACCTTGAAACGGGGTGCTAGACGCTATAGCCGCCGCGCCGCTTTGTGCTCCGATGAAACTACTAGCGCCGGAGCATACACAAGCAAAAGCATCAAGCGCATCAAATGAGTTAATGTCACCAAACAGCATGATAGTGTTCGCCGTATTAGCCGCCGCAATCCGAACGAATAAATAAAAAAACTGATCGTCGGCAACCAATGCCCACAACCTATCGCCGCTCGCGTCTGTTGATCGCCGCCAGTTAAAATTCGCCTGCTGTGCGGTTGTCGGAAATGGCGCGGTGCCGGTATCAATATCCGTCATTGACTCATACCCACGCGCTGGCTGACCGTTTGCGTTATTATATGCACCAGAATCATCAACGCGAAAATAGAAACCGCTTGCGCTCGTGGTTGATTTATACGCCGCTTTATTCGTGCCGGAAAATGCTTTTGTCCAACCTGTTGGCACAGACATGATGGCAGTAATCGTTCCGGTCGCTGTGCCGTTGCTCACGCCAGTTGCGTCAAAAGTAAAGGTATTTGCATCGGGCACAGATAAAATACGGTGAGTGTCGTTCAGCGCGGAAATTGACGCGCCGGAAATATCAATAACGGAATGTAATGAATAACCGTGACCGCTCGAAACTGTTGCAGTAGCAATGCCAGAAGTGACCGACAAACTCGATAAAGTTTTTGTGTTAAACCCGTTAAGCAAACATCCGTCGAGTACCGCAATAATCCCACCCGCTCCCGTTGTCATGACCGGAGCGTTAGCCATGGCAGAAGTAAAAAATCTTGTCTTGTGCGTAATCGGCATCACTAAATCCTCACGGTCTGTCTACATTGCCAAGCGAGTAAATCTCACAGCCATCCTCACCGTCACCGACCGGCTCATCAGATTGCATAATTGAGCGTGCAATCCAAATCGGCGCGATTGCTCCCACTGTATTTATTCGCACAATGTTACCTGCCGACCATCCACCGCCGTTTGCCGCAACCGGAATCACGAGATACGGAACACCGCCAACGCCGTCCACTTTTGTTCTTGGATTTATCGGCGCAATATCGGCGTTAAATGCACCGGAAAAAACAAGCCCGCGTGTCTCGCCGATCAGTTCGACATTCGTTTGTGAGGTGAATCGCAACACCCACCGCTCCGTTTCTGCGCCAGCGTTTGTCACAATAATCGGATGCGAAATAAAATCCATCGTAGCTGTAGCTGGTGAGCCGACTTGCGAATCCTTCCAAGTGCCGTCCCATGTGTTTTGGTCAAAAGTTTTCGACATCCTTGCATGACGGTCGCCGTGGAGTAGACAGCTAGAAACAACCGTGCCAGTTGTCGGGAAATTGTAAGAAAGTTGACGAGATAAAGTGAGCGTCCCGTCTATCTGCGCGTCTGTCACCATGCGTAAATCAGCAACCGTGTGGCGCAATGTGAGCGGTTGACTTAATCCGGCAACATCCGGCACTGTAATCGTCCCAGCCGCACGGTCTAGCGCGTATTTATCCTGCGCTACTGTGTTGCCATCGTCATCAATTAAACGCACCCACGCCAACCGCAAACGCCCTGCGCTAATTGTCCCGCCATTTGAAATTGTGGCGGGCGCAGCATCGTCTGTGTTAGCAATCACCACCAAATCGCCAGCACGATAAATCGGCACCCTGCCATCGCTCGGCAATCTCACTGCATCAATGCCTAAAATATCGGCAGACAGAGGAATGTATTTGTAGCTTACTGCATTGTATCGAATTGTTGCAGGGTCAACTTCGCGCGGAGTCCAAACACTCGAAATTGTTTTGCCAAAATCCATTTTTGCCGTGCCGAAATTGTAATTAACACTGCCGGAAATCCACTCGCCAGAAATCACGCCGTCCTCATCAGCACTCGCACTGATCTGCACACCGTCTAATGTCACCGCCGTGATAGATAATGCCTCTGGTTTCAGAGGTGCTAATTGTGTGCGGAAATTGGCAGAAATACTCGACCAGTCGCCGTATTTTGTTAGCAGCGAAACGAGCGCGAAATCAGCAAGCCCGCCATCCGGTTGCGTAATGACAATCTTTCCTGTCTGATAATCAATACTGCCTACCGTTGTCCCGCTACCCGTTGCCGGTGATGGGTTTTTAATTATTGCGCCCGCTCTGTCTACATACCGATTGCCGTCACCGGTAAAACAAACCGAACCCTGAACGATTATCTGATCGCTGTCGGCATCAATTAACTGGATTGTAATGTCTGGAACATCAACATCAATATCGAAATCAGCAGAAGTCGCACCGGCAGGCGTGTAGTAAACCTGCACAATCCCGCTGGTAAATGTATGCACCGTGCTTGTGCCGGTTGTTGTCTCCCACATTTCAACGGATTCTGAGCTATTCCACACGCTCTCAGTGACATCCGGCAGCACAGGTAATACTAATGCACCCGTTGAATAATTTATCGTGCCAGAATTGCCAATAATATGACCATCCCCTGTATCAGTGGCAACATGATTGTAACGACGCGTTTCGCCAGCCGTTTCCGATTTAACGCTGTCTGTTTTTTTTATTTTTACCATCGTCGCGGTTGAATAGCTCGGCATGGCTTATACCCCTGAGTTTTCGTAAACAAATGTTGTCGTTGTGCTGTCAGTTTTTTTCGTCGATTGTGTTGCCCACTCGCAGCGCAAACTACCAGCCTGTATCGCCTCACCAATTGCAATCGACGCTAAACCACCGGATGCCGTCACGCCGGTTTTTGTAACATGCTCTTCTGTCTGATCTTTTCCGCTAAACGAAAATTGTGTAGCCGCGTCAGGGAAAAAACTGGTTTTAATCCACAGTTTTCCAGACGAATAAAAAACAAATCCAGTGCCGTCACCTGTAATGTTTCCCGTCACATCTGCCGTGGCTGTCTTTGTCACGCTGCCGGAAATCCACTCCACGGTTAAATTGTTCGGCTTGATACTGCGCGCCAAATCAAAATGAAAAGTGCGATCAATATCAATGCCAACACCATCCGAACGCTCAACATAATGAGCCGGTGAAGCCCACGAAAGCATGATCTGACTACCTGCGTCCGGCAACGCGCCAAGCGAAACAAGCATTGCTCCCGTTACATACGAAATTGTTCCAGCACCCAAAGCAGGATCGGTGCCGAGAATGTTGCCGTTGCCATCATCCTGCAAAACATACCAACCACCTTGAGACATGTAACTGACTGTTAGCGTTGCCGGAGCTGGAACTGGCAATAAAGTCTCTGTCCAATTCAAGCGACGATTTTCGGCAGTGACTTGCAAAGCGCGTGTGTGCGATTGTTGCGAAACAACAGCAGCCGGAATATAAGTAAGCGTTGCCGTGCCGGTTGTTGTCGGTGCGCCGGTTGCAAAAATAATCTCACCCGTATCGTAGACAACCGCGCCAATAACCGCACTATTCAGCATCGCATTACCTGCGCCATCGTCAGTGATATTGTTGCCGGAAATTGTCAGCAGCAAAGACGATGGCAAAATGCCAGTTGGTGCGACGAAACGCAAAACAGGCGAAATGGACACACCAGAAAAAGACATTGTTACGCTAGTTGATCGCGTTGCCTGCATCGCTGTAATTGTTGGCGAAAGCGTTTTATTCACGAGCGGCGTTTCTGTCTCCGCGCTGGGGACTAATTGCGTAAACATGCTCGCGGCTTTGATCGTCAAATCGCCAACATCACCCGCAACAGCTAGAGGTTGTGCGGCGTAGTATTTGGTAGCGTTTGCCACGCGCGTGTCACGAATGCGCGTTTTGTTTGTGTAGTTGTACTCGGAATCATTACGCGTAACCGTGTGACCGTTAAAATTAAACCGCAACGCATCCGATAGCGTAATCGTGACAATCATGCGCGTATATGTTTTGTCGCCGCCGTCAGAAAACTCAGTCTCTACACTGGAAACATCTATCACGCGCACATATTGCTCTATCTCGTTTACCAATCCCTCGTTTTGCACGAGACACAGTGTCTTTCCGATTGGCGGCAATGCGCTTCCCACTTTTTGTATAACACTAATCGCCGTCATTCCGGCGATATGATTTTCGTTCAAATACCCCTGCCATGTTGTCGACTTGTATAAATACGCCTCGACCTTATCCGCAGCATCGTCACGCGTATCAAACGGCTCGCCAGTGTCGAATAATGTATAAGCAAGCGAATCGTCTGTCGGCAACGCAGTCACTACAGTTTTTGCGCCGCCGAAAGTGTCAACATCCGCTGTATAAACAGACAAAAACATTTTGCGCAAATTCAAACGCCCATACGCCCTGTCGGTGTCCGAAATATCAGGGAAAACATTGTTCATTTGCCCGTCAATTATTTTCGTACCAGTCGCCGCACCGCCGCCCTCTGGCACATCGTCCATAACCTGAGATTCAACAAAAAATATGTTCCCGCTTTCGATTGCCATAATTTCTACACCGTCACTAATTTAATGGTTGGCTGGATGATGTTTGACGCAACAGGATCACTATAAAACATGATCGGTTTGGCTGATACCGCCGGTGGCTCGTAATGACGAAACCGCACAGAAAATGTTTGCGACATAAAAACCAGCGTCAACACCTGATCAGGATTGTTTATCCATGTATCCAACGCAGACAACTCTGAACGCGTCCACCACGCCGCGCTTAAATCATACGGTTCCAGTGTTATCGGTCTGCCTTTGTTTGCCGCTTGCACTTGTATGATCGGCTTGCCAGTAAGCCCACGCGTGAAACTCGACCCAACAGCCTGCCACGCGTGTTCATCAACCCAATTTAATCCTTCAGGTAGTTCTACTGTTGTCACGCCATCACTTAACGAAATCATTGTGCCGCCATTTTGCTCTGTGCAATGCTATTTAACCATTGCTCTAATTGATTTTCCGAGCCGCCAACCGCATCCACAGCGAATTTTTTACCATCCGGCGATGATAACTCAAAACGCACAATTTTTGACGGTGCTTGCGTTTCTGACGCTTTCGCTTTTTCTTTCAGTGCGGCAATCGCAGATTCTCGTTCTGCGTCTTTTTGCTTTCTCGCTTCCTGCGCTTTTGCTTTTAACGCATTATCTTCCGCAAACTGCGCTGCATCTTCAATTGCCTTGCCGTAGCGCACCATAGCATCTGTATCTGTAGACATGCCGCTAATCTTGCGATCCTGCATCAGGAACTCGCGCATCGCATCCTTGGCTTCTTGCGTTTTGTACTTGCTGTCATCCCGCGCCAACTGCATCGCTGTCCCAGCCGCGCCACCGCCGCCACCACCACTACCGGCATTGTCAGCAGCGACTACAGCGCGTTTGGCTGTAGCCTGCCCCTGTATAGCCTGTGTTGTTGTATTCGCCGCCTGCGCGTGACTGCGCTCCGCCTGCACCGCATTTTGCGTTGCATACAGCACTTCTTGCTTCGCTTTTGCCGTTGCGTCAAATGCCTGTTTCTCTGCGTTAGCAATGGCTATTTTTTGCTGTGCAATGGCAATTTGTCGACGCTCTTCATCTGTGATCTTCCCATCCGCTTCCGCTTGCATTTGCGAAAGTTTTAGCTTTTCTGTCAGTGATCTAATCTCGCCTTGCTTCGCAACAGCGGCAGCTTTCACACGCTCAATTTCCAGCTTGTACAGTTCGTTTTGTATCCGCTGTGCATCGGCTTCATTGCCACGCGCTTTGGCAACATCAAGCCGTCTTTTTAACTCGATTTGTTTCAGATCCAGATTTTTGTTTTCCAGCTCGAATTGCATTTGACTCAGTTGGTCTAGCTGTGATTGCGCCTGTATGCGCTGCTGCAAAGCCGTGTTTAGCTGCTCTGTAGATAATTTTGCCGCGTCAGTAACTTTTGCAATCGCATCAGTTGCCGCAACGCCGCCAGCCATTGCCGCCTCAAGCTCTGCCATCCGTGCCTGCGTTTCAGCTACGCGCTCATTGTATGCAGCCGTTTCCTCTGCAGACGCACCAACCATGCTGGCTTTTTGCTGCTCCAACTCGATCAATTGAGTATTTAGCGCAACCCACTGCGCGTCAGCAGCGGCTTTGTTTGTCTGTGCGGTCTGCAACAGATTTAGCCACTGAATTGTCTGTGCGTGTTTTTGGTTTAGCGCGTCAATGTTTACTGATTGCTGCAACAATGCGGCAGACGAAACGGCAGAAGCCATCGCCTGATCTCGCTGCAACGCGGCAAGTGTTTGTGCGTTTTGCGATTGTAGTAGCTGTTTAGGGATTAACTTATCTAGCTCCCGCTGTTCTTCCTGCAGCTTGATAATCGACTCGGCTCTTGCCTGATCTTCTGACGCGTTTGCAGCCGTCAGCGCATTCAGCCGCTCTATCTCCGCAGTAATTGCCGCCGCTCTTTGTTGCGATAAATCAAGCTGACTTTTCGCCGCTTGTGCGTTTTTTTCCGCTGCCGCAACTGACGCATCTTCAACCCCTTTTTTCGCTGCCAAAACATCACTGAGTTGCCCGACAGATTGTGCCTGCTGTAGATTCGCTTGCGCCGCAGAAATGCTCGCATCGCCCATGTTTTTTGTGGACTCGACAACAGCCGCCGAAGCCGTTGCCGCTTTGGTGTAAGTCGCCGCCGCATCTAGTACAGCCGATGAAAATTCAGCAGAAACAGTTTTTGCCTTTTCTTGCGAAGCCGCCAAATCATCCGCGCCAGTTTTGAGTCCAAAAAAACTACGCGCCATTTTTCCTGCGGAGTTTGTAAACTCATCACCAATGTCTGCAATGTTTTGCTTGAATCCCTGCCAGTCGCCAGATTGCATCAAGGCTATCTGAGCGCCTAACGCCTTGCCCCACGCGCTTGTGCCTTTCGCAGCAACGGTAAACGCAACACCGACCCCCTCCACCGTTTTTGATAACACATCAACAGTGGCAGACATAAATCCGCCAGCGTTTGTCGCCTCTCCTAATCCGTTTGCAGACGATTTCAGCGTGGTAACAAAATTATTCCAGCTCTGTGATAAGCCGGTGATTTTTGTATCTGAGCCGTAAATCTTTTCAAGCCCAGCCGCCATTTTTTCAATTTCTGCGCGACCCAACTGACCGGCAGAAATCATGTCGTAAAATTCTTTTGTCGTTCGCCCCAAACTCTCCGCAAATATGTTTGCAGAGCCGGGTATTTTTTCCATTATCGACTTGACATCTTGCAGGTCAAATTTGTTCTTGCTTAACCCTTGCGACAACTGCACCATCGCTTCGCCGATCTCGTCAGTTCCGGCACCCATTGATGCCATAGCCGTGGCGAACGATGCAAAGATTTTTTGAGTTTTTTCGCCCTCTAGCGAAGTGCCGCGTGTTGCTGCCGCAAGTTTTACATACGCATCCGTCAGC